ATTGATTGGTCTGTTATAGCCGAAAGACAAGATACTGAAATATTAAAATCACCATTATATGATAGAAATGGTAAATATAAAACTGAAAATTATAAAGGTGAATATTTGGAAGCAATGAGGTCGGAAAGATTTTTAAATTATAGTGGTTCAATATGATAGTATTTATTACAACAGGTTACGGAAAAAATGTTATTGGTGGTGCCGATATTTGGTGCAATAACTTTATAGAAAATGTATTACCATTAGTCAAAGAAGATTACAAAATTATAATTGATGGTAGGCCTTTGATTAGAGAAATTGATGCAATCTACACTTTTGGAAACGAAAAAGAAGTTGATAAAATATTAGATGAATGTGATAAGATTATTTTCTTACACCATTCTTACAAACCAAATCCTATCATTAAAAATTATTTACATAAAACATATCTTACATTTGTTCATGCGTTTATTCCTGATATGTTGGGTTTGAATTCTGATTATGAAAATATAATGACGAAATTAGATTGGGAATGGCAAAAAGAAATATTAGATAATTCAGACAATATAGTTTGGATAGGTTATGAAAAGGATACGATACATAAACAATACCCAAAAACAAAAACCATTACAAATTATTATGAATGGAAACATAATAAACCATTTACAGGAATAATAACTAATAAAATTGGATATGCTGCAAGGTGTGAGACAAGAAAGAATGCACATTATTTAGATTACATTCCATCAATTATATTTTCAAACAAATATGATTACAAAAGAATGTTAGAGGGGTCAAAAACAAATTCGGACTATCATAGGTTTATAGAATTTGATTACACATTTCATAACAAATTTTTTGAAAGTAATTTTCAAATATTTCATGGGTGTTATATAAAAGAACCATTTGGATATGCAATATTTGATGCGGTTGATAGTGGTAAAGTTCCAATTATACATACCGATTGGATGAAACACATTGATTACAAATATAGAGCAAGTAGTAAAGGAGAATTTCACCAAAGATATTTAGAATTACAAGAAGATGGATTTGAAAAAGTAAATTTAGAGTTTTGTAAATTAAAAAAAGGACTAGAAAAATACACTAACAAAGAAAAATGGGTTACACAAATATGCAGTTACTTAATGAAAAATTAATAAAAGAACATCTTACCAATAATCATACAATTGAAGAAAATGGTGATATGAAATTGGAACCAGTTAAATATCGTTGGACACATGGTGCAACCGATTTACACTTAGGAGACGGACTTTTGGTATACTCTTTCATTCAATTTATTAGAGCAAAGGTATGCGTCTGTATTGGGTCAGGAGGTGGATTTATACCTCGTCTTATGACACAAGCAAGAATGGATTTACACTCTCAAAATATATTTGAAGGAAAGTGCCAGCCAGAATGGGGTGATATCGGAACTACTATAATTATTGATGCAGCAAATGGTGTTGGAGGATTTACCGATTGGACAGAGGAAAATTCTTTTTTAAGAAAACATTTTCAACCACAAGTTATATTGGAAACATCCGAAAGAGTATTCTATGATTATTTTGTAAGACAAGATATTAAAATAGATTACTTACATATTGACGGAGACCATTCATACGAAGGAGTTAAAAAAGATTTTGAATTATATTCTACAATTATGTCTGAAAATGGAATTATTACCATTCACGACATAGACCAAAATTATCATGATACATTTGTAGTAACCGAAGATGCAAAGAAAGATTTTGTTCCTTTTGATGGCCCTGCAAAATATATTAAAGATTTAGAAAAAAATAGTGAGTGGAATTTGGTAAATCTAAAAAATTATCGTATGTTTGATAAAAAGGTTACCAGTACAGGTTTAACACTGTTAACTAGAAAAGCTTAAAAAAAGAATGAATAAAAAAATAAGATTAGTTACAGTAACAGGTTCACGAACGGATACATTGTGGCACATGCTGAATCATTATAAAGATTTGGTAGACGAAATGTATGTTGTAGTTTATGAGTGGGAAGGGTCAAGTACTTATAATGAAGTTTTAAAAATAACTAAACAATTTGATAAAGCTAAAATTATAGAAAGAGTAACAAAAGAAAAATTCAATTGGGAATATGTTACTCAGTTATATAATGAAACAAAGATGTTATTTCCTGATGATTGGTGGATAGTTTCAGACGATGACGAGTTTCACATTTATTCAAAATCATTAAATGAGATTATATCAGAATGTGAAAGAAATGGTTGGGAGTTAGTAAGAGGTGGGTTTATTGATAGAGTAGGACAAATTGGTGATTTCCCAAAGATAAATAAAAAAGAAAATATATTTGACCAATTTCCCGTTGCAGGATTTTTTAGATACCCAATGAGTGGTGCATGTCCTAATAAGGTATGTATAATGAAAGGTTATATAGAAATCACACCAGGACAACATTACGCAAAAATAGATGGACACACTACATGGAGATGGCAAGGTTGGAATCACCCACTAATTGCACCTATTGAGGAATACAATGTTCAAGTACATCATTTTAAATGGGACTCCACTTGTATAGAAAGAATTAAACAGGTTGCGGATATTAAAAAAGACTACGCATCCTCATCCGAATATTTAAAAATGTATCAATCATTAAGAAGTAATAACTTTGAAATAGATGTTACAAATGGAGACTATATGTTTGAATATGTGGGAGACAATGATTATAAACAATGGGATAAATTATTCAAAAAAATAATATCTATATAATATAAAAGGTTATGATTTCAGAAAAGTTAGCTATTATAGTTCCTTACCAAAATAGAGAGGAACAACTCTATAAGTTTTTAGGACATATGGATTGGTATTTAGGAGATAAATTCGAAAATTACACAATTTATATTGTAGAACAAGAATCTCCAACACTATTTAATTATGGAGCATTATGTAATGCTGCAGTAGACATTTTAAAAGATGAGGGGTATTCATATTTTATATTTCACGATATAGATTTACTACCACAAGAAGGTTGTGATTATTCAAATTTAAACATCCAATATCCTACACACATCTCATCTAAAATTTTAGATATCCATAAATTAAAACCATATCCACATTATACTGGCGGTGTATTTAAAATATCCAAAGAACATTTTGAAAAAATAAATGGATTTAGTAATGATTATTGGGGCGGCGGATTTGAATATTTAGATTTACTTTATAGAATAAATAAAGTAATTCCTGATAATTTACCTATAATAAAATTCTTTAATAAAGATATTTTTGAATATCATAGATTTATTGATATAGTTGAAGTTGACTCTGAAATTAAAAAGAAAATAAATTCCTTTATTTGCTCAAATGGTAATAGTCTATTTATTCAACCAAATACAAAATTGGACTATGTATTTTCGGATTCGTTTACCGTATCTTTTGATATTTTTGTTGATGATGACCAATCGGAAGATGGGTGTATTGTTGGCAAAGAAGGATACGATTCAGGAGTATTCATTAAAAATAATGAAGCAATAGTTTTTCAACATTGGACAGAAGATGGAGAAATAATACAAATATGGAATGATAATTCTATTCTAAAAAATAAATGGACAAATGTTACAATCAAATTAAGTACATCTAATGGTATTGCATCTATGTATTTTGATGGAAAATTAGTTAATGAAACATTTTATGATAATACAAAAAATTTAATGGATTTTTCTCAAAAAAATCTATGGATAGGTTCTTTATCTTTGAGAAATAGATTTAAAGGAAAAATTAGTAATTTATGTATTTTTGATTACGATTTGACTCAAACTGAAATAGAAATGTTGTATAGCAATAATTATGATTCATCATTAACAACATTTACACCAATTTTAAATATACCATTTAGTAAATCGGTAGGCCAATTTTTTATTGATACTCAGGAATTTAAAAGTAATGCTAGAATTATTAAAATGGACAATTCGGTGCAAGGAAACGAAGAAGAACAAAAGTATTCATATAAAATAAAAATGCCTTCCGAAGATTTTGGAAAATATAAAATTTTGGAAAATTCAAATAAATTCACTATATTAGAGAAGTATTATTGGGAGGAAAAAGATGATAATATGATTGAAAATGAAAAAATACTTTTCTATGAAACAACTAAACAAAAAACAAATTCTTTTAAATTTGGTTTAAGTTCTATAAAGTATAAATTAAAAACAAAACAAACTATAAACAATCATTCGGAAAAATTAATATTAAAATTGAAATAAAATGGCAACATCAACAACAAAAAAATCAGTAGAAACACAAGAAACTACTCAATCGGAATCTCTTCTTTTAGAACAAAGAAAAGTCAAAGCTTTAGAAAAAATATCTAACTCATTAGATGCATTGACGGTTTGGTTTGAAGAAATTGAAAAACAAGATTGGAGTGATAGATTACAATACTATCTATATGAGTTTCATAACAACTCAAAAGCAATTGCGGATAATTTAGAAGCTTTAACAACTTCAACACCAGCAGCGGTAAAAGAAATAGTAGGTAGACCTAAAAAAGATTCTGAAAAATAATGAAACTAGGATTAGTAGTTCCATATAAAAAAAGAGAATCTCAACTAAAATTATTCAAAAAAGAAATAACTGAATTTTTAAATTCAAAAAATATTGATTTTGAATTAATAATAGTTGAGCAAGCAGATGACAAACCATTTAATAGAGGAAAGTTATTAAATATTGGATTTGATAATGCTAAAAAATTGGGATGTGATTATGTCGTATTTCACGATGTAGATATGCTACCTATAAAAGCAGATTATTCATATCCGAACCATCCTGTACACTTAGCTACTAATTTTGAATTTAATCCAAATGTTAAGAGAATTATATTTGATGAATATTTTGGAGGAGTAACTATGTTTCCTATTGAGGATTTTGAAAGAATAAATGGATACTCTAATGAGTATTGGGGATGGGGGTTTGAAGATGATGATTTATTATATAGATGTAAAAAATATAATATAGGTTGTGAAAAAAAATCTATTCCAAAAAATATCATTAATAAAAAAGGAATGTATTTTAATGGAAAAAGTTCATTTATTGAATGTAATAAATTAAGAGAAATTTTTGATTTTGAAACCAATAAAACAATCAGCGTTTCATTTAAATCAGATGATATTGTATTAAATCCAAATAAAGAATATGATGACTTTACTATATTTTCAATTCCTGGATACGATTTAAATATAACATACAATTCATTTAAAAGATATAAAGTAGAAGCTTGGTCAGAAAAATTGCAACCTCAATCTATAACAACTGATATTACTACAAACATATACACTACAATTGTTTTTTGTTTAGATTTTAAAAACAAAAAAATATCAATGTATCAAGATGGAAAATTTGTAGAAGAAAAACAAATCGGTTTTCATCATTTAGAAGATGGTATAGAAAAATTTAGATTAGCAAACATATATAGTCACCCAGATGAAGAATCATTTTATATTGGATGTGGAAACCCAATAAGAATGGAAAATCCAAACTTTTTTAAAGGAACTATAACGGATTTTGCAATATATGACGGAATACTTTCTGATTTGGAAATTCAAACATTGAATGACAATACATTAATACCATTGACAACTAATTTTAAAAAGTATAAATCAGCTGAAAAATTATTATGTTATTATGATTTTAATTTAATTAGAAATGAAATCTTGTTTGATTTATCTATGAATGGAAATGATGGTATTATAAATAATTGTCATTTAGTAGAAATTCAAAATATAAAAGAAGAAGAAATTATAATTCCTAAAAGAAGGAAATCACTATTCAAACTAATACCTCACAAAGAAAATGGGTATGTAGATGGTGTTTGGAAAGAAAAAGGAACAAGAATAAATCAAATAAAATTCTTTAGTAATATTGCAAATGATATTTTGGAAAATGAAAAAGATGGATTAAGCACTTGTAAGTATAGAGAATTGACAAGTGTATCGGAGGGTAATTATCATTTTATATCAGTATTATTATAATGAAATTAGGAGTTTGCGTACCATATAGAAATAGAGAAGAACATATGAATAAGTTCGTTCCTCACATTCATAAATTTTTAAATGATAGAGGAATTGAACATGCTATCTATTTAGGACATCAATGTGATGATAAATTATTCAATAGAGGGTTAATGAAAAATGTAGCTGCAAAGGCTGCATTTGATGATGGGTGTGATTACATAGTATGGCATGATATTGATATGGTACCAGAAGATGATAGTTGTGATTATTCATTTCCAACCGACGCACCTCAACACATTGCAGTTCGTATTTCTCAATCGGATTATATGTTAAAATATGAAGAATATTTTGGTGGTGCTGTTTTATTTAGTAGAGAGCAAGTAGAAAAAACTAATGGTTACTCAAATGATTATTGGGATTGGGGTATGGAAGATGATGACCTATTTTGGAGATGTCAATTAGAAGGATATACTGACAAAAAATATATAGATGAACCTAAAATTGAAAATGTAGCTAAATATAATGGAATTGATTCGGTTACACAATTATTACCATCATCTCAATTAAGAGGATGTTTAAATGAAAATCATACAATTTCAATATTAGTAAAAGCAGAACAACAAATAGAAAAAGCACCAATTTATTTAATAGGAGATAATGAAAGAATATTCGTAGAGTATCCAATATTTAGAAAACCAGGATTTGATTGGGGTATTTCTTTTAATAATAGTAGAGCATATACTTCTATGATGTGGGATTCCAAAAAGAATCACATATATCAATGGATGAAACGATATGAAGGTGAATGGACTTGGGTAACCATGTCAGTCGATGTAAAGAATAAAAAAATGCATCTTTATTTAAATGGAAACGAAAGTGATGCGAGAAATGGAACAGGAACACAATCTCCAATTGATTATGAAAATGATTTAAAAAGATATGGTGCAGAACCATTTTATATAGGACATACACCATCTTGGGAAAACGGAAATCCTAATAAATGGTTCAAAGGATTTGTTTCTAAAATAAAAATGTGGAATAAATGTTTAACACAAGAAGAAATAATAGATTCATTAAATAAAGATTCTAATAATAAACATTTTATTTTAAATTTAAATTTTAATAAAGTTATAAAAGATAATTCATATTTGATGCATAAAACTTTTTCTAAAAATGTAGAATTTGTTGAGCAAGAAATAAAAATACCATCAACATCGTTACCACATAGAAGAGATGGTAAATTTTTATGTTTACCACATCAAACAGAAGGATTGATTAGTGTAGGTGGTATAGATAAGTGGGCAAAAGGTGAAACAACCGCTGCAAATGAAAGAAGATATATTTTACAAATGCAACAAGGTGAAATAAATTACAAAAATGATGGTATGAGTAATTTAAAAGAAAAATATCAATATTTAAATAAAGAAAATATTTTAGGAATCGACAACGCTTTCCTAATAAATGTAAAATGTAAATAATATGGCAGAAAAATACAAAATGGATTTGGAAAAACAAAATCCACTATATGTTGGTATAAAAAATGAATTAGATTCTGTTGGACCTGGAATGTGTTTAGCAAAATGGACACAAGTAACTTTGTCGTTACAAATTGGTCACAATCACTCTTGTCACCACCCACGTACACACGCCATATCAACAGCAGAAATTGCACGAAACCCATCGGCACTTCACAATACAAGATATAAAAAACTTCGTAGAAAAGAAATGTTACAAGGTACTAGACCTGAAGAATGTGACTATTGTTGGGGAGTTGAAGACAACTCTGATTTATTTTCAGATAGAATTTTTAAATCATCCGAAGATTGGTCTAGACCATATATGCAAGAAATTAAAGCATTGGATTGGAGAGACGATTACAATCCAAAATATGTAGAAGTTGCATTTAGTAATGCTTGTAATTTTAAATGCTCATATTGTTCACCTGCATATTCATCACAATGGATGGAAGAAATACAAGAACATGGTGCATATCCAACTCTAGATAGATTTAATGACTTACAATATTTGGTCGATGAACATAAGATGCCTTTAAAACATTCGGAATTAAATCCATACACCGAAGCATTTTGGAAATGGTGGCCAGATTTATATAAAGACTTAAATACTTTTAGAATAACGGGTGGAGAACCTTTGTTATCAAAAGATACTTGGGGAGTATTGGATTATATTATTGAAAACCCAAATCCAAATAGAGAATTAAAATTAGCAATAAATTCAAATTTAGGAGCTCCAGATGCATTGATTGATAAATTAATTGAAAAAATCAAAAAAATTGAAGATGGAAATAGAGTAAAACAATTGGTAATATTTACATCGGTTGATACTTGGGGAGAACAGGCAGAATATATTAGACATGGTTTAGAATTCAATAGATTCTGGGATAATGTAAATAAAATTATGAGTCAATGCCCGAGAGTTATTATAACATTCATGTCTACTTATAACGCTTTAAGTTTATTTAATTATAACAAATTAATTAAAGAAGTTTATAATTTAAAAGACATGTATGGTAGTTACGATAGATATTGGAATTCTGCTGTATTTTTAGATTCATCATATTTGAGATACCCAAATCATCAGACGGTTCAAGTATTACCATATGAATTTTCTAAAAAAATATTAGAACAAACGAAACTAATTACATACTACGCTATTCCACTCTTTGACCCAAAATATATTGGATTTTCTGATATAGAAGTTCAAAAATTAAAAAGAATCCATGATTGGATGATTGCACCACAAGACCCAACAAAACAAATGAAAAATAGACATGGGTTTTATCAATTTTTTAGTGAACATGATAAAAGAAGAGGAACCAATTTTGCAAAAACATTCCCAGAATTAGAAGAATTTTATAATTTTTGTGGAACAATTAAAATATAATTAAAATGAGTTTATTTGTAAGATACGCTGAACCTTGGATAGTTTTACCAGAAAGTAGGTATGATATTAGTGATAGAAAGATTGACAAATATATGGATGAAGATTTTTCATTATATATGAGAGTTAAAATATTTCCGGATAGAATGATTCCAAATGAAGAAGGTTTTGCATTTGCAAGAAGTGGTAAACATTCTGGTATATCTTTTGTTAAATTTATTGACCAAAATGAAAATGAAATTATAACATTAATGTTTACATATTGGTTTAAAGATAGTACATTTGTCCAAATAACGAAAAATTTGACAAGAGAGGAAGCTAATGAATTTGTAGAAATTGCAGTTATAAATGATGATTTAAATAAAAAATCATTCTCTTTGTATGTAAATGGTGAACACATTGATACCAAAGAATATCACAATGAAAAACAATTATATAAGTTTGGTGAAATGGGTGGTGGTGGATTTTACCAATTTGGTAATGGAAATTTTGAAGTACCATCTATCGCAATGTATTTAGAATGTGAATTTGATATGATTTTTTTATTTAAAAAAGAATTATCATATGAAGAAATAATTGGTTTATCTGAAAATTACAAAAATTATTTAGAACCCTTTTTGGAAGAATTGGTAGTATTGAACAAAGACTTTCCACATAGAAAAGATTTAGCATTTTTCTTAGATTTTAAAAATAAAAACAGATATAAAGTTTGGGAATTGTCTCATAATGGAAATTATTTATCAAAAGCAAATTTAGAAAATTTATTCTTTTAATATGAAAGTTTTAATTACAGGTGGTGCAGGATATTTGGGTTCAGTATTAGTTGGAAAGCTATTAGAACAAAGTTATGAAGTGGTTGTTTTAGATAAATTATTATTCAATCAAACTTCATTGTTACAATATACCTCAAAATCAAAATTTAAATTTATACACGGAGATGTCCGTAACGAAACCCTGTTGGAAAAACTTTGTAATGAAGCAGACATCATTATTCCATTGGCAGCAATTGTAGGATTTCCTGCATGTGCACAAGACCCACAATTGGCTAAAGAAATTAACTTTCAACAAATAGTTAATATTGTTAAATTTACAAACGGAAAGGGTAAAAAGATTTTATATCCAAACACAAATAGTGGTTATGGTTTAAGTACAGGTCAATTAGAATGTACGGAAGAATCACCACTTACACCAATATCAGTTTATGGACAGACCAAATGTGACGCAGAAAACTTTTTAAGAAATTGTACCGATGCAATCACATTTAGATTAGCAACTGTGTTTGGAGTATCACCGAGAATGAGAACGGACTTATTGGTAAATGATTTTGTTTATAAAGCAATAACTGACAAATATATTGTTGTATTCGAAAAACAATTTAAAAGAAATTTCATCCACATACAGGATGTAGCATTTACTTTTTGTTTTATGATTCAACATTATGACAAATATAAAGGTGAAGTTTTTAACATGGGATTGAGTAAAGCAAATCTTTCAAAACAAGAGTTATTAGAAAAAATACAAACTCATGTAAAAGACTTTGCAGTGGTCTACGATGACTATTATGAGGACCCAGATAAGAGGAATTACATTGTATCAAACGATAAGTTAGAATCAACAGGATGGGGCCCACAATGGGATTTAGATAGAGGTATTAAAGAACTCATAATGGCATATCAAATGATAGTTCCAAAAATGGGTGCAGAATTTAGAAATGGTTTTCCATTAGGATACGCAAATCAAACATAATATGAGTAACAAATGGGATGAGTTTAAAATTACTCCATCAAAAAAATTTGGTTATGAAGTACCGATATATACTCCATCAATTTATAGAGAATATAGAGGTGAGATATTTACAACATTTCATTCAGAGGAACATCCGGTAATGACACAAATACACTATGATAAGAGTGAGATTAGTATTCATGGTAGATTCTCAAAATCATACAAAGGAGTATTAAGAGGATTACATTGGGATAGTAAAACGTGGAAGTTAGTACAGGCTGCAGTGGGTGACATTTATTTAGTTGTTTTAGATATGAGATTAAATTCACCAACATCAGGAGAATGGGAATCTTTTATTTTATCTGAGAAAGATAGAAATCAAGTATTAGTTCCACCAGGATTTGCAAACGGACACTATGCATTAACTGATTGTATGTTTCACTATAACTTATTTTACAAAGATGGTTATGTGGATGCAGATGAGCAAGGTGTAGTTAAATGGAATGACCCAGAATACCAAATGGAATGGCCAACAACAAATCCAATATTACAAAAAAGAGATAGATAATGAATCCAGATTTTATTTTATTCAATGGTTGTAGTTTTACCGAAGGTGGTGGCCTAGAAAATGCAGATATTTTAAATCAATACGGATATAATCTTAATGAAAGAAAGCCACAATATTTTGAAATAAGAGAAGAATTGAGATATTCAAAAGTATTATCTACAAAATGTAATTGTGATTATATAAATTTATCAGAATCGTGTAATTCAAATGAAAATATTTTTCAAACCACTTTCGATTATATACATGAAACGGATTTATCCGAATATAAAAATAAAATTGCAATAATACAATTAACCATGCCACAAAGGAAAACTATTTTTTGGAATGGTATTAAATATAATTTAAATAGTGCATTATTTTCGGATAGTCCATATAATGATAATCCAAAACTTAAACCTTTATTTGATTATTATTCAAATTTTGTATTGAATATATTTGATGAAGAATATCAAAGTAAAATTGATAAAAAAGAAATTTATTTATTAAATTCTTATTTAATTTCAAAAGGATTTAAACCATATTTTATTTTATATGATTATTTTTTATTAGAAAATGAAGAAGTTAATATAGTTAATTTTGAAGGAGAAAAAAACTTAAAAAATCACATAGAAAATAATAAATTAAGAATATCCGATGATATTGATTCTAACAATGCACATTTTTCAATAAATGGACACAAAAATATAGCAGAACTTTTATATAAAAATATAACAAATGATTAAAAATTTAGAACAATATCCAATAGTAAGAACTGAAACCGAAATTGGATGGACAACAGAAAAACTTATTCGTTTTGAAAATAGAATAGTAGAACATTGGGAGGCAGGAAAAATAAGGGGCCCAATTCACTTATCAAACGGAAACGAAGAACAACTAATAGAAATATTCAAAAGAGTTTCAGAAAATGATTGGGTATTTAGTACATGGCGTTCTCACTATCATTGGTTATTAAAGGGTGTTTCGGCCGATTATGCCGAAGAACTTATCTTACAAGGTAAATCTATTACTCTATGTGATATAGACGATAAATTCTACGCATCAGCAATTGTGGGTGGGACGTTATCAATAGCATTGGGAGTGGCAATGGGAATTAAGGCAAAGGGTGGTGATGAAAAAGTATTTGTGTTTGTAGGTGATATGTCATTTGAAAGTGGTATATTCTATGAAGTTCACAAATATGCAAAAAACTTTGATTTACCAATTGTATTTGTCGTAGAAGATAATGGAGTATCAACGTATACACCAACCGAAGCAACTTGGAATACAAAAAGAGAAGTTCCATCGGATGTAATATATTATACATATAAATCAAAATTTCCACATTACGGGACTGGTAAATGGATAGCATTTTAAAAAACAATTTATGATAAAATTTATATTTGATAGAGAAGATTATATGAGAAACCGACCATATCCAAATTTATGGCACAGAGAAGTTTTTTTAAAATATAATCACACAAACGAAGAATATGATTATAATAATAATACTCAAGAGTTTATTTTACATACTTGTCATTCGGAACTATATCATAATTTAATTAAACATCGAAAAGATTATGTTTATTTAAATGAAGATATTGATATTTTGGGATTTTATTTTTATCCAATAGAACTTTATGGTGACCATAGAAATTTAATAGCAGAAGATAGAATATCTACAACGAATAAAAAATATAGTACATCTTTTATAAAAAACATACCATTTAAAGCAATACAAATGGCTAAGTGGGAAAAATTAAAATTTGTAATCAATTATTCGCACGAACCATTTTCAGATATGAATTTCATAAATTCATTTCATAAAGATATACAATCCATTGGATTACATCCTTCTCATTTTATATTTTTTGTTGGAACCTCAAATTTATTTGAATTACTTCCTGAAATAAAAACTTTGGGGTATACCTTTTTATTTGAAGATAGTATTTTAACATCAACTGCTAAAAAAATAAAAGAACTACAATATAAACCAAATAATACTCTTGGATACGAAACTACTTTTATTAAAGAAGATGAGATTGATATAAAAAGAAACAAACATTTTGTATGTTTAAATAGAAATTCTCAAAAACCTTTTAGATATACATTTGGTTGTTTTTTAGAAAGCAAAAATATGTGGGATAAAATATATGCTAGTTTTCTTAAAAAATCAGAAAATAAAGCATTATATAAAACTGGAAATGAAAAATTTGATTTAGAAATTTTAGAAGCAGAGAAATTGTTTTCAAAGAAAATACCAATTGAGGTTGATACTCAAAATTCGGAAGATAAAGAATCATTTGAAGTTGCAAAAGCATTTAAAAAAGAAATTTATTTAGATTCCTACATATACATTGTAACTGAAACCAATTTTGAAAAAGATATATTTCTTACTGAAAAAATATGTAACCCAATGGCAGTATTACAACCATTTATAGTATTTGGTGCACATGGTTATTTAAAATATTTAAGGTCATTTGGATTTGAAACTTTTGACGGATTTATTGATGAAAGTTATGATGAAATCGAAAATAATGAAGAAAGATATTTAAAAGTTTGTAATGAGATTGAAAGAATATCAAATCTACCATTAGAAGAATTACATAATTGGTATATTTCAATAAAAGAAAAATTAATACATAATAGAACACATTTAATATCGTTCGCAGATAAAACAATGTTTAAAAATAATTTACAAAAAATAGAAAAAGAATGGGTAACGAGACAAATGCAAATAGAAGGAAGAAAGTTATTATAACCGGATGCAGCGGATTAGTAGGAATACATTTAGTGAAAAAATCTTTACAAAAAGGTTACGATGTAATTGGAGTAGATTTAAAATATTCTAAAAATTTACCAAAATCAGATAATTTTACATTTTATGAAATGGATTTAACAATAGAAGATAATGTTAAAAATCTTTTCTTTTATGAAACACCTGATGTGGTATTTAATACATTTGGAGTTAAAGGTTCTCCATTAAGAGCAAAGAATAGTCCGGTAGATTTCTTATATCCATCATTTAAAATTAATACTGAAATAATAAACCAATGTGCAAAAAATAACATTTGGTTGGTATTCGTAAGTTCAGTTGGAGTATACGCACCTGCAGAAACATTTGTAGAAGATAGTGTATGGAAAACCCTACCATCCGAAGCAGATTGGTTTCCAAGTTGGAGTAAGAGAATGGGTGAAGTTTTATTAGAAGCATATAAAGTTCAATACAATTATACAAATTGGGCAATCATAAGACCGGCAAACATCTTTGGTGAGTATGATGATTTTAGTGGAAATGGAACTGTAATTGCAACTCAATGTAAAAAAATACATGAGGCAACCGATTCAATTGAAGCTTGGGGTGATGGTACTCCTATTAGAGATTTTGTATATGCAGGAGATGTTGCAGATGCGATTATTCAATTATATGAAATGAACACACATACGACTGTAAATTTTGGTGCAGGTGAAGAAATTACTATTAAATCTATGATTGAAGAATTGATTAAAATTAGTGGTAAAGATATATCTATAAATTGGGATACTACAAAACCCAATGGTGATATGAGAAGACAAATGGATACTACAAAACAAAAAGAATTGGTGTTATTACCAAAATTAGGATTTAAAGAAGCATTACAAAAAACGTATAATTTTTATTGTGGAAAATAAATTACATATAGTTACATCGGGTTGTTCATTTACTCACAATTATAGAGTTAATATATCTTTACCAGAAAAAGAAGATAGATGGAAAAATGATGTAAAAGAAGATTATACTTGGTTTCATTGGTTATGGAGAACATTGGGTAAAGATGCCGAATTTCATAATTACGGAACAATTACAAATGATAATAAAACAATATGTCGTTCAATATTCTATAAAGTAAGTGATTTAATTTATAATCAGAAAATTAATCCAAAAGATATAATAGTTGTTGCACAATGGACAACGTTAACTAGAAATTCTTTTTTTATTTCTCCATCAAAATATTTAGAAAATCCAAAAAATGATTTAACAAAATTATGGTTAGAAAAAAATGATTCACATCCACATACAAACGATTTTATTAAATTTGATGAAAAAGAACATTGTTATCAACATGGGTATTATTATCTAACAGGTGGTTATAATTTAACGGAACATCCTGGTAAAGTTGATGAATTTGCAGCACATTATTTAGATTCGGTAATGTCAAAAGAAGAAAGATATATTGATTGGTTTGACTCATTGGTTGGATTATTAAGTTGGTTAGAAAAAGTAGGAGTTACTAAATTTTATTCTTTTAATATGAATAATAATTTTTCTAAAAATGCATTAGATACCAGAACGCCACCATATGATACTTGGGACAATGTAAAATTTGGAACACCGTATCAACAAATGATAGAACAAAAAAAAATACAAAATACTTGGAAACAACCTACTATAATAGAAAATAATCCATATGTAAAAATGTATTCGGATAGAATTGACTTTGAAAAATACTTTTGGTTTTTTGAAGAAAATTCCGTATCTTCATTTGGTGGAATAATAGAATGGAGTATTAGAAATTTCGATTATAACATTAACGATGGTAATTATAATTTACCAAAAGTATTATGGAGAGAAATGAATGGTATGGATTTAGATGAACAAAAAAAATATTTAGAAAAAAGTTGGTATGGGCACACATCATCCATATTGACAAGAAAATTTGTAAATGATGTAGTTTTAAATTGGGATATATTCAAATAAAAAAATATGAAAAAAACAGACAAAATTTTAGTTACAGGAGCAAGTGGATTCATAGGGTCCAGATTAATCAAATCTCTATGGGAGCAAGGGTATACAAATATCCGAGCAGTAACCTTTGGTAGAAATTTAAGAGAAGATTTTAAAGGTTGGGAAAATGTAGAACACTTAAAAGGAGATTTACAAACTGCAGAATTTTGTAATAAAGTTACAGAAGGAGCCGATGTAATTTTCCATTGTGCGGCAAATACATCAAATGCATTGGATACAAAAGTTAATCCTCTATTGCACGTTACTGCAAATGTGGAAATGAATGTAAATTTAATGGAGCAAGCTTGGAAAAACAAAGTTCGTAAATTTATGTATATTTCTTCAAATACCGTCTATCCTGATTTAGGTAATGATTATTGTTATGAAACTGAAAATTGTCAAACACCTGACATATTTCCTGTTTACAAAGCAGTTGGTAATATGAAAAGATATGGTGAAACACTTTGTGATTTCTTATCAAACCACATTCATAACCCAATGCAATGTGTTATTATTAGACCTTCAAATGCATTTGGGCCAAATGATAAATATGATTATGAAAAGTGTCATGTTACTCCTGCAAACATTAGAAAGGTTGCAGATAATTTAAATCCAATTCCAGTATGGGGTGATGGTACGGAAATTAGAGATGTAATCCATGTAGACGATATGGTTGGTGGATTTATATGTGTTGCAGAAAATGTAGATACATACGATATATACAATGTATGTTATGGAACAGGATACAGTGTTAATGAGGTTTTAAACACCATTAAAGAGGTTGAAAATAATAATAATACAATTGAGTATGTAAGTAATAAGGCCCCAATGATACCCGTTAGATTACTTTCTAATGAGAAACTGCGTAAGTTGGGATGGAAACCAAAATACGATTTAAAAACTGGATTAGAAAACGCTTTACAATGGTATAAATCTCATAAAAACGAATTTAATCCAAACTCAAAACCATAGTGGATAATAAAGAGGAAATATTAAAAAAATATGTATGTGAAATGCCATTCATGTACAGTGATGTACAATGGTCATCTCAATTCATATGCTGTCCTTCTTGGGCACCTCAAAGCATTAGAGTAGACGAAACTGGAAAAGAAAATTGGTTTCCTGTAAATGAAAGCGATGATGTTATGAGAAATTGGACATCGGAACCAGCTCAAAATATTCGTAAATCGGTAATGGATGGAAGTTACAAATATTGTAATCATACAATATGTCCAAGATTAAATGAACTAATAAATACAGGTAGAAAACCTTATTTATTTAGAGAAATAGAAGATTTTAAAGAAGTTTACAATATACACACCGAAGAAGATATAATCAATTTTAAAACTCCTCCTGAAGAAATTCTTTTTGGATTTGATAGAAGTTGTAATTTAAAATGTCCTTCTTGTAGAGTTAATCTAATACCAAATGATGATTTAGAATCACCAGAACATAAAGCAAAATTACATTTATTAAAATCAATAGAAGATAATTTTGCAAAAGGACTGAAAAGGATTATGGTTACCGGAAGTGGTGACCCGTTTTATTCTAAAATTTATAGAGATTATCTTTTAAACTTTGATATTACGAAATATCCAAAATTAGAACAATTGCAAATAATTACAAATGGTAATTTATTAGATGAACCTTTATGGAAAAAGATGAAGGCCACTCCGTATATAAAAACAATTGAAATTAGTATAGACGCCGCTACAAAAGAAACATACGAAAAGAAAACCAGATGGAATGGGCAGTGGGATAGATTAATAGAAAATTTGAAATTTTTAGCAACGCAAGACCATTTAATAGAAGAATTTGTATGTTCAATGGTAGTTAGTAAACATAACTACAAAGAAATGTTTATGTTTTATGAACTAATAACTGACATATTTAAAGATTCTAAATTTAAATGGGGCATAAGTATAAATTATAGACAGATAGTAGATTGGGGAACTTTCCCCGCAGACTATTTAGAGGAATTACAAGTATTCAATCCAACCAATGTTTTGTTTAGAGATTTTCTGACCGAAGTAAAAAAAATACATAATTTAAAATATGTAAATCATAATTTTCATCACTTATTTAATTAAATATGAACACACCGGAATATACACCATACAAAGATGCTTTAACAAAAGCAATGACAGATTTGGCAAATTTAGATGATTCAATTTTCATCGGCCAACAAATAATTTATGCGGGAAACCCAATGAGTACAACTTTGGGAAATGTCCCAAAAGAAAAAATGATTGAAGTTCCTGTTATGGAAGAAACACAAATGGGAATGAGTTTGGGATTGGCAATGACCGGTAAAAGAGTTATTACATTTTATCCTAGATGGGATTTTATTGTATCTGCAGCAAATCAGTTAATAAATCACGTTGATAAATTTGAATTAATGACTGGAAAAAAATTAAACTTGATTATTAGATTGGGTAAAGGTAGTGATACACCATTGGACCCCGGCCATCAACACAAAGGAAGTTATTTTGAAGAGTTTAAATCAATTTGTAAAAATATTGAATTTCACGATTTAAAAAATTGGAAAGATATAGAATTAGCATATCAATATGCAATTAAAGAAGGTGGTATTCATTTATTAGTTGAATATCCTGAATTATATTATCAAAATTAAAAAAATATGAAAAAATTATTAAAAAAAATACCTCTAATTTCTTTTTTTGTAAAGAAATACGATGATTATAAAACAAAAAAAAGAATCAAAAAAAAGTTAGAAGAACTTAAAAAAAGAGACCCGTTTGTATATAAATCGTTTTAATTATGAAAAAATTTTGTTTTGTTCATCTAAAAAAAACAGATAGTTTAGAACGATATAAAATACTACCAGGTTCATTTGAATCCAATTTTAATGAACTTATTAAATCTTTTGATTTATTTACTAAATTTGAATTGGTACAATTAGATTCAATAGATTTAAATACATCTTTATTTATTTCATTTCAATCTTTTGATTCTCCTGAAATGGGAATGCATGATTTTATAAATTCTTTTGTAAAATCAATACCATTAAAAAATGTTTTTTTTGATTTAGCAACATATGACAATCAAGAAATTAATCAAAATCATATAGACCAATTGTGTGATTTAGTTAAGGTTGAAAATTATGTAATATCTAAAAATTTAGTAAAAAATAGAGATAACCAATTGTGGTTTGAAGAGTTAATGTTTCATTACATCCAACCAACTAGTATAATTCCTCAAAACATTCTAGCTTTTAAAAAAGTAGAAATGGCCTCTAATAAAGTTTTAAGGAAATTTAAAGGTATGTTTTATGCCGGTCATACCAGAATACATAAATTACAATTTTTAGAATTTTTATATGAGAACGATTATATAAAAGATTTTATATGGGCATCAACCGGTCCTGATTACGAACCATCTTTATTTGATGATTTCATACCGGTTGCATTTAGAGAGGAATATGCTAATATGAAAATATTAAAAGAATTACCTCATTTAAATGATTATGAAAATTACGAAAAATATAGAGAAAGAAACAATGCTTATAATTTTGTTTCATATTTAGATTCTTATTTTGATATTGTAGCAGAAACTAGATTCTACCATACCCAACGTTCAAGAGGAACATCCGATACTTTTTTAAATTGGAATAACATTTCAGAAAAAACAATGAAACCAACTTTGATGGGCCATCCATTTATTATGATTTCAAAAGTTAATACAATATCAATGTTAGAAAATATGGGATTAAAATATAGGTATGATTTTTGGAACCACTCATATAATGATATAGAAAACGATTTGGAAAGAATGGATGGTGTTAAAAATTTTACTAAAAAAGTAATGTCTCTATCAAAAAGAGAATTAAAACAATTTAAGGAAGATTATAATAATTATTCAAAAGATAATTTCAATATTTTAACAAATGAAATATATCCAAATTCAATAAAAAAAATATACGAAACTGCATAATAAATGAAATATTTAATAACAAGTGGATGTTCTTTTACACGTCAAGAATGGAGATGTAATACCGAAGGTAATTGTTTTGATTTTGAAAATGATTTTATAGAGATGTGGAGATGGCCACATTGGATAAAAGATTTATATGATGTAAATGTTTTAAATTATGGAAGTGCTACAAATGATAATCACACAATAGCAAATTCTATAATATACGGAATTGAAAAATTATTAAAAAAAGGAGTATTACCACAGGATATTTCAGTAATTGCACAATGGTCAAATTTTTCAAGACAATCTTTTTTTATATCAAAAGAAAAAATGGATGAATTTGGAATAGAGTTAGAAGGATTGGCACACACATCCGATTGGATTGAAGAAAAATCTTACAATGGCCAGCATGGATATTGGTTTTTAACAGGAGGATATGGTGTAGGACATGTTGATAATAAAATAAAAGAATTTTTACCATATTTTGTAAAATACATTTTATCAAATGATAATTGTCTAATATACCACTTTGAAGCAATACTAAAACTTCAAAATTATTTAAAATTAAAAGGAATAGAATATATGACTTTTGATATTCAAAATAATTTTTCTAAAAGTTATACAAAAGATTTTGGAATGGGATTTCCTAATTATAGAGAAACCGATAAAGATAAATTTTCAGAAGCTATATTAGATAGAAAATATATACCAAATACTTGGAATATGGATAATATATATGATTATTCCGATACTCAATATGTTAAAAATTTAATAGATATGGTGGATTGGTCAAATCATTGGTTTTACGAAGAAGATAATATTACAAAACATGGTGGCATAACAGAGTGGGCAATTAGACATTGGAATGTTGAAAATATAAAAACATATCCAAATAGAAATAAAACGGATTGGAATGAACTAGCCGACATACTATTTATGGAACATCATGATAAAACATTAGAAGAAATAAAACATATAATGGATAACCAGTGGTTTTTAGGACATGTATCTTCTAAATTAAATAAAAAATTTGTTGAAGAAATCCTTTCTGGATTTTTATCAAAATATAAATTAAAAAAATAAATTACTATAAAATGTTAGAACAATTGATATTTGGGTATGATATAATGTCTCATAATGGTGAACAACCAAATTGTTTAAATCCTAAATTTTTAGGTTCAATTGCGAGAGCTTCTGATTTTAAATTTGACCAATCAGGCCCATATTTTAGACAAAGATGGGGAGATGACTGGGCAGTATATAATAGTAATTATTTATCGGAATACAGTAATAGAAAATCCATATTTGAAATAATAAAAGATAGAGAAAAAAAAGGAATAAGAAAAGAATGGTTTTATATTATAGAACCATTTGGTAATTTTGAAAAGTTTTTTGGAATAGGAAGTTCAATACATTCCGAATTGGCATTAGAATTTATTTCTAAAACCGCAATTGAAGAAATTAAAAATTACGATGGTAATTTAGTTATAAGTTATTTTATAGATGGAGGATTGGGTGTTAATAAAGAAAATTTTGAAAAAATATTTAATTTTATTGACAAAAATGAAATACCAAATGAAAAGGTATACTTTATATTTCAAGATTTTAAATTGAAAAAAAATATTGAAAAATTGGGTAGAAAAGTAAAAGTACTTGATTACAACCAAGCTTTAATAGCAAAATCACAAGAATTTTTAAATACACTAACTAACCCCAATTTTTCATATTGGAATAATAACGATGAACCACAAGTAGGCAAGATGGGTTCTACTAAAAATTCAGTAGTTACCTCCGATGAGTTTATTGAATCAATTGGTAAAGATAAGAAAGATTTTTTATTTCTTTGTAGACATTGGAAACCACATAGAATAAAAGTATTATATGATTTGTGGAAAGCGGGTTTAGATAACTTTTTAGTTTCTTGGGATAAAAAGTTTTATTCTCAACAACTTATAGATGAACATAGGTATATGTTTGATGATGATGTGTTTATAGATTTAGTAAAAAATACTTCCAAACATTTGGATATCGATGATTTAACAAAAATAGCTGGGTATGGATTTGAAAATAAAGATATATATTTAAATTCTTACATGAGTATTGTTACCGAATCTATATTTTTTCAAACACCACATGGGCACGAAGATAAAGAATTTGCAACAGGATATCTTTCTGAAAAAATATGGAAACCAATCGGCCACTGCCAACCATTTATATTATTAGGCCCTGCAAAATCACTAGAATATATTCGTTCTTTGGGATTTAAAACATTTGATGGATTTATTGATGAAAGTTATGATATGGAAACAAAAGATTCAAATAGAATGTATAAAGCAATACATGAAATAATGAAATTTCACAATAAATCAAAAGAAGAAAAAGATGAATTTTTAAGAAATGTGAAAGAAATATGTGTATATAATCAAGAACATTTCCTTTCTTTTTCAAAAAATCATAAATTCGAACAATCAAAAATGATTAACTTTTTGTTACAAAATCAGAATACTTTGATTTAATTATATTTATACACATGAATTTATTATTAGAAGTAGATAAACCAAAAGTTACACAATCAATCGTTGTTTATGGTGGTCGTTTTCAACCATTTCATAAAGGACATTACGCAGCATACCAAAATTTAGTATCAGAATTTGGTAAGGCAAATGTATATATTGGAACTTCTAATGATACAAGTTCGGATAAATCTCCGTTTACATTTAAAGAGAAAAAAGAAATTGCAACTAAGATGTTTGGTATACCAGCATCTAAATTTGTCAAAGTAAACAACCCTTACAGACCCGTAGAGATACTTTCTAAATACGATGGTAAGATTACTCAATACATTGCAGCAGTTGGAGAAAAGGACGCCAGTAGATTAAAGAGTGGATATTTCAAACCATACAAAGGCAAAGCCGGATATGGTTATGATGAGGTTGGTTATTACTATACAATACCCGCAGAAGCAAATCCAATAAGTGGAACTGATGTAAGAAAAAAATTAGGAAGTTCAAATAAAGAGGTAGCAAAAAAGTTTTTTCTTAAAGCATATCCATCATTTGATAACGATATTTTTAAAATGATAACAACAAAATTAAATGAAGGGTTTCCAGGTGGAATTGGAGTAGGATTAGATTTACCGGGAGGATATATCAACGGAGCACCAACAGGTTCAGTAAAAGAAAGTAATAATACAAAACCTTCTTATGAAATGAGACCAGAACCACATCCTACAAGACATGAAAAAGAACACCCGTCAGATGAACCATACGACCCAATTAGTGAAATAATTAATAAAGTTGTTACCGAAGAAGCTTTTCAATTGTGGGTAGAGGGTTATTTTGATGAAGATACAAATAAAGCTTTGGATGTTGACATTTCTTATACCAATAGCAAGGGTGAGTTAAAAAAAATAAAAGCTAGAAATGCTTTAAGATTGCCAAAAGAACACCCTGCACATATTCAAGCTTCAAAAATAACAGGACCAGATGATGCTCCTGCTAATGAACCAAAAGCAAAAGAACAACCTGGAAAAGCAGCAACTCAATCGGATAAACCGGCAGAACCAGGCCAACCAACAAAAAAAGACCAAACCGCACAAGGTAAAGCCGATAAAGAAACGGGAAAAGAACCTGCAGGAAAACCTGGAGAAAAACAAGGGCCTCCACCGGAACAAAAATTGGGTGGAACCGATTTAAAATCATCTGCAGAAAAAAGAGCTGATGGTGAAACTTCCGAACAATCTCCTGAAGAAAAGGCAACCAAAGAAAAATTGGATAAAGTAATATCCGAAATGTCTGAACAAGACCAAACGGAAGTAAAAGATGTAAACGATACAAACTCACCGGTAAGACAGGAAATGAACAAAAAAGCCGATAGTTGGTGGAGTAATTTTAAAAAAAATACTACGGTTGGTAGATTTTTAGAAAAAAAAGGAGAACAATATAAAAATACCGGCAAAGCTATTAATAATTTAATGAATGGTAGACGTATGGGTTCTATTGTAGACCCAGAATCTGGAAATCATTTTCATTATAGTCAAGTTCAAGAAAAAGATGAAAATGGTAAACCTGCCTATAACGAAAAGCCTGTTTATAAGACGGGTAAAAAGGTAAATCCAGAAGATGTATATGGTGGACGAAATACAACATTTACTGCAAATGATTACGATAAAGAATCTGGATATTTTAAAAAGGGTGATAAACATTATGATGCGGATGGTAATCCAGTTGATGTAAAATCAGGAAACCAATTAGACAAAGATGGTAAACCTATACAAGATAAAGAATGGTACGGAAAACCCAAAACTACAAAAGAACCAATAATTATGGATTTGAGTAGTTTGTCTCCGGATGCGAAATCCCACATCGAACATTTAGTACATGAATCACAACACGCTGAACATAAACAAAAACATTCATTATTACATACTGGAATAGAAGTTGGGTTCTTAATAGGTGGTGTAGCATTGGCAGGTGGCCTAGCTGCAGGTGCCGGAACGGTTGGTAAAACGATAGCAAAAGATTTGGGTAAACATGCAACATTGGAGGTATTGGGATTAGAAAACCCCGCTGCAGCCGGTGGTATTGGTATGGCCGCTGCTCAATTATCAGGCCACATATTAGAAGGATTATATTTAAATGAAAATTCTAATGAAATAGATAATCATAGATTGTTTTCAAATATAATGGAAGCATCTTTACAAAAAGTTAAAAACTACAAATTATCTGATAAACAATTATTGGAAACATTAGAAAAATATCAAAAAGATAAACCAAAACAAGATTTAGCAAATTTACTAAAAGAAAATATTTCTGAATCAAAAGAAAACTCAATAAATCATTTTGTAGAGTATGCAACTAAAAAATTAAAGTTAAGTGAAAGACCAAAAATAACTTTACTAAGTGGTAGAGAATATTCAGAAGCAAAAACCAGTTTAGGTGGATATAACCCAATGTCAAAAGAAATATATGTTGCAATAGAAGGTAGATTAACTGCGGACATACTTAGAACTCTTGCACATGAGATGGTTCATAGAAAACAAGATGAGTTGGGTTTAGTAAAAGATGAAATCAAGGATGGTGCAACAGGTTCTCCAATAGAAAACCAAGCACATGCAGTTGCCGGTATCTTAATGAGAAATTATGGTAAAATAAATAAACAAATATATAACGAAAGTATTAATATAGATGTTGATAAGGGTGATACTGTTTTGATGGGAAAATTCAAAAACAAAAAAGTTGTTGTAAAAGATATTGGAAAGGATGACTACGGAATGCCAACAATAAATGGTAAAAAAGCAGCAACATTTAGATTAGGTGATAAAGGACAAAACATATTTAAAAAAGATGAAATAGATGAAATGAAATCTACGGATGTCCATTTTATGAATATGATAAAACTATATAGAGATTCAACATTCAGAAAAAGAATCAACGCATACCTTTTTGGTAATCCTAATAAAACCAATCCAACTGCAGTAGCAAAAGCACTTCGTAATATGGGATATGATGAAATAACCCAAATGGAAAAAGAGTTAAATATTAAACCAGATTTGAATGAATCATTATTATTAGAAGGTGGAGCATATGGACATATGTCACACCCATTTGATGATATGGATTTAACATTTGGTGATTTGAAAGATATTATTTCAAAAGCACTTAATGGGGATTTGGGTGTGGTTAGAGAAAAAACCGATGGACAAGCTTTGGCAATTAGTTGGAAAAATGGTAGATTAATAGCAGCTAGAAATAAAGGTAATTTAGCAAACGCAGGAGCAAATGCAATGGGAATAGAAGATGTTGCATCAAAGTTCGGTGGTAGAGGTGGTTTAACCGACGCATACAATTTTGCAATGAGAGATTTATCTGCAGCAATAAGTGGTTTATCCGACGCACAGAGAAAAAAGATATTCAACGAAGGAAAGTGTTTTATGAATTTGGAAGTAATATGGCCTACATCGGTTAATGTTATTCCTTATGGTCAAGCTCTTTTAGTTTTTCATAATACAACTTGTTATGATGAAAAGGGTGTAGCAATTGGAGCAGATGGTGGAGCAGCGGGAACTTTGGCAGGAATGATTAAACAAATAAACGCAGATGTGCAATCTAGATACACAATACAAGGGCCCCCGATAACCGAAATACCAAAATCGGAAGATTTGAGTTCTAAACAAGGTAAATATCTTTCAAAACTTTCAAAATTACAATCTCAATTTGGATTAAAAGATTCGGACAATGTTGCAAATTATCATCAAGCTTGGTGGGAAAACTTTATAAATAAAAATGCTCCAATTAAAGTAGATAAATTAACAAAAGAAGCTTTAGTAAGAAGATGGGCATTTGGTGATAAAGGGTTTAGATTAAATACAATCTCAAATTTAGAATTACAAGAGTGGGCAATTGACCACGATAAAGTAAATGTTGCAAAACAACAAAAGGATAATATTAAACCATTTGAAGAAATATTCTTAGGAGTGGGTGCAGATGTATTAGAATTTGTTGGAAGTGTATTAACTATACATCCTGAAAAAGCAATTCGTTCAATGAAACAAAAATTCAAACAAGTTGCATCACAAGTTAAAAATGGTGGAAGTCCTGCACAAATACAAAAATTAAAATCAGAATTAGAAAGATTAAATCAACTAGGTGGTATTGAAAAAATAGTTGCAAATGAGGGTTTGGTATTCTTTTATAATGGTAAAACATATAAACTTACAGGTACATTTGCACCATTAAATCAGATACTTGGCATTTTTTACTCTTAATTTGATATATATTATAATAATAAACAGTTACAAAAAGGAAGATTAGTATGGCAAAAAGAAAAAGTTTTGATGAAAAAAACAAAAATATTCACAAATCTCGTAAATTAATTATAGATACGGTATTTGGTAGAGAGGACACCACTCAAAAAGTTTTTGGTTATGAAAAAGAAACCGAACAAAAAAGAGAAGTTGGTGAAACGTGGGTAGATAGTGAAGGTAAAGAGTGGAGACAAGAAAAGGGATTTAAAACAGTCGTTACTGAAATGGATGATGTTAGAGATTTCTTACATAAATTAAGTCATTGTTCTTCAGAGGATTGTAAAACGGTTCCATATAGTTGGGCAGATAAAAAGTTAATTAGTAAAACTGGAATGTGTGCAACTTGTTTGGCAAAATTTGAAACCGGATTAAGAGCAGATGGAACATTTCCTTTTTATGAAGATTATAAAATAACAAATAATAAACTTGCATATGTAAGGGATTATAAGGCTAAAATGGAAGAGGCGTTGGGAAGTGTAAAACAACAAATGGAAATAGTTACCGAAGATGGCAAAGTTGAAAAATGGGAATGGCAAGTAGATATTGAGAAAGTAAAAACAGATTTGAAAAAAGACATTGATGATGCATTTGAAGCCATCGAATTATTAATAGTAAGAAAAAGATTATTAGAAGAAAAATTGGTTGAGTTAAATCATCCAGAATTAGTTAAAAAATAAAAAGTATGAAAAAATTATTAAATTTAAAAAACATTGCAATAGCATTATTAATTGTAATAGTAGTTTTCCAACAATGTGGTGGAGACAAAACAAAAACAGGTGAAATTGTAAAAGTAGATGGTAAAAAGTATGAACTTATTAAACATGAAATTGATACAGTTGAAGTAGTTAAGACAAAGGTAGTAACTAAAAAAGGTGAAGATATCTACCATGAAACAATTGTAGAAAAGGAAGTAATTATTCCTACAATAGTAGATACCGCAGCATTATTAAAAGATTTTTTTGCAAAAAACATTTACAAAGATACATTACAATTACCAGATAGTTTAGGAACAATTGCAATGATTGATACGATTACTCAAAATAAAATATTGGGTAGAACTTTTAATGCAAGTGTTAAACAAAGAACTATCAAAGAAACTATGATTGTTAAAGAATTACCAAAAACACAAGTATATTATGGTTTAACTGGTGGATTTAATAAAGCAGATGTAGTTTCAAATCTTGGTGCAGGATTACTTATAAAAACTAAAAAAGACAAAATCTATAATTTAGGTATTGGTGTTGCTAATAGAGTATCCGATGGAACCAACGGAACATTGTCTCCATATATTGGTGGTGGTGTTTATTGGAAGATTAAATTCAAAAAATAATGGGAGTTCAAGGGCAACCTAAGAAAACATTAAAAGAAATAATAGCTGAAGAATATCGTAAATGTGCGTTAGACCCCATTTACTTTATGAAGAAGTATTGTATTATTCAGCATCCGGTGAGAGGTAAAATACCCTTTCACCTTTTCCCATTTCAGGAAGATTGTTTGACTGATTTTAAAGATAATCGTTTAAATATTATTCTTAAATCACGTCAATTGGGGTTATCAACCTTATCTGCAGGGTTTATTTTGTGGAAGATGTTATTCAATCAAGACTTTAATGCATTGGTAATCGCAACCAAAGTGACCGTAGCTAAGAATCTGGTAGAGAAGGTAAGAGTTATGCATGACTTACTTCCTGTTTGGTTAAGAGATGGTGGAAATAGTTCGGTAGAAGATAATAAACTTTCCCTTAAATTAAAAAATGGTTCACAAGTAAAAGCAATCGCAAGTTCTCCAGACGCAGGTCGTTCGGAGGCCCTATCATTATTGATTGTAGATGAAGCCGCATTCATTAGAGATATCGATGAAATTTGGTTATCAGCACAATCAACCCTATCAACGGGTGGTTCTGCAATCGTATTATCTACTCCAAATGGTGTGGGTAATTGGTTTCATAAAATGTGGGTAGAAGGTGAGAGTGGTGCAAACGGATTTAATTGTATTAATTTACATTGGACAAAACATCCAGAAAGAAATCAGGCATGGAGAGACGAACAAACTCGTATATTAGGAGTTAAAGGTGCATCTCAAGAATGTGATTGTGATTTCGTTGGTTCAGGAGATACTGTAATTGACCCAGCATTATTAACATGGTATAAAGATACCTATGTAATGGACCCGATTGAAAAAACTGGCTTTGATGGTAATTATTGGAAATGGGAACATCCTAATTACAATAGAGCATATATGGTAGTTGCCGATGTCGCGAGAGGTGATGGTTCGGATTATTCTACATTCCAAGTAATTGATATTGAAGATTCATCACAAGTTGCAGAATATAGAGGTAAAATAGAAACAAAAGATTTTGGAAACTTTTTAGTAGCAGTATCCACAGAATGGAATAACGCACTATTAATTATAGAAAACTCAAATGTAGGATGGGCAACTATCCAACAGGTGATTGATAGAGGATATGGTAACCTATTCTATATGAGTAATGACCTAAAATATATTGATGTTGAAAAACAAATGTCTAATAAGTTTTATAGAGACGAAAAGAAATTGGTTGCAGGATTTGGAACAACGATAAAAACAAGGCCACTTATAATTTCTACATTAGATACATACATAAACAATAAAGATATTTTAATTCGTTCTCAAAGACTTATAGATGAATTATTTACATTTATTTGGAGTGGTGGTAGAGCCGAAGCAATGAAAGGATATAATGATGACTTAACAATGGCATTGGCAATTGGACTTTGGGTTCGTAATACAGCACTTCGTTTGAAACAAGAAGGAATTGATTTAACAAAAACAATGTTAAACTCAACACAGGTAAGTCAGTATACCGGATTTGTTGCATCAGGACATCTTAAACAAAATCCTTATGAAATGGATATGGGTAAAAAGGGAGTAGAAAATTTAACTTGGTTATTAGGATAATTATATATTTATATAGTGAAACTCTTGTAAATGAATGAAGATTTAAATAAATGGTTTAAAGAAAAATGGGTAAACATCGGTAAAAAAATCGATGGTAAACACCCACCATGTGGAACTTCAGGAGAAAAAAGAGGTTATGCAAAATGTGTTCCTGCAGCAAAAGCAGCCGGAATGAGTAAAAAAGAAAAAGAAAGTGCAACTCAAAGAAAAAGAGCTGCACAAAATGATGCAGGAAGAGGCGGTAAAGATAGTGATGGACAAGGTAAGAAACCAATATACGTTTCAACTAAACCAAAAAATGAAACTATGAATATAGAAGAAAGACTAAATTTATTTTTAGAAAAAAATTGCCCAACCGATGCAGGTAAATGGGCAGCGTCTAAAGCAGCAGCAAAATCTAAATTTGATGTATATCCATCTGCATACGCAAACGGATGGGCAGCAAAAAACTATAAATCTAAAGGTGGTGGGTGGAAAACTTGTAGTGAAAATGTAGTAAGTGAAGTAACGGGTAGAGAAGCAAAAGAAATTGCTAGATTGACGGGTACACGTGATAGTATAGTACAAAAATTTATAGATGATTTTAATTTGAATGCTAAAAACCTTTTTAATTTTATAGCTAAAGGAAAAGAAAAAGTTAGAAAAGATTTCGCAACCGCAATGTCGGGTAGACCTGGTAATAAATATCAAGGTGATTTTGTAGGTATGTTTGGAGAGGGTGTAGTAAACGAAGCTTGTTGGGAAGGATATAAACAAGTTGGTGGCAAAATGAAAAATGGTAAAATGGTTCCAAATTGTGTTCCTATAAGTGAAGATATCAATAGTGATGATGATGTGAATTATGGTTTAGTGGAACCTGAAGAATACGATGTAGAAGATGAGGATATGGAAGATTTTATTTCTTTTATGAGAAATTATAGTAAACAATTATCAGAAGCAAATTGTGGTTGTGTTTACGAAGCAGAATATCAGGGTAGAGATGTTAAATTGGGAAAACCAATGCAGGGTGATATTAAGAAATTCAAAGTATATGTAAAAAATCCTGCAGGAAATGTTGTTAAGGTAAACTTCGGACAAAAAGGAATGAAAATTAGAAAATCAAACCCTGCAGCTAGAAAATCATTTAGAGCAAGAATGAATTGTGATAGTCCGGGACCAAGACATAAAGCAAACTATTGGAGTTGTAGGAAATGGTAATATTTGGTAATACCAAATATTTTCCGTATATTTAGAAAAATAGAATTATATAAAAATGGCAGACAAAACAATATTTAGTAGGTTACAAAAATTATTTTCAACAAACACAATTGTTCGTAAAACACAAGATGGTGTAAAAGTTGTTGATACCGATGAGTGGCAGAATATGACCACAAACTTGGTTGACCGCTTTATGAAAATGAAAGTGACAAACTATGGTACAGGACAAACGGCATCATCAATGGCATATCAGCAAGTTAGAATTGACTTGTTTAGAGATTATGACTCAATGGACTCAGACCCAATCTTATCATCAGCATTGGATGTATATTCAGATGAAACAACCGCTAGAAATGAAATGGGTAATGTTTTAAAAATTCATCATGAAGATGACCAAATAAAACAATTATTAGAAAATTTATTCTATGATATTCTTAATGTAGAATTTAACTTATGGCCATGGACTAGAAACTTAGTTAAATATGGTGATTTTTTCCTACAATTAGAAATAGCAGATAAATTGGGCATTGTAAATGTAATGGCATTATCAACATATGAAGTTAGTAGAGTAGAAAACTTTGACCCAGAAAATCCTCAAAGAGTTAAATTTGTATACGCACCATATCAAAACCCATCAGGTGGTTATGGTCAAACTCCAAAGAAAGAATTTGAAAACTATGAAATAGCTCACTTTAGATTAAATTCTGATTCAAACTTTTTACCTTACGGAAAATCAATGATTGAAGGTGCAAGAAGAGTTTGGAAACAATTGATGTTAATGGAAGATGCTATGTTAATTCATAGAGTAATGAGAGCTCCTGAAAAAAGAATATTCAAAATTGACGTAGGTAATATTCCACCAAACGAAGTGGATAATTACATGCAAAAAATTATCAATAGTTCTAAAAAAGTTCCATTTGTAGACGAAAGAACTGGTGATTATAATTTGAAATATAATATGCAGAACCTTATTGAAGATTATTATATGCCGGTAAGAGGTAATGATAATGGTACTTCAATTGATACCCTAAAAGGTTTGGAGTACAATATGATTGATGATATTAACTACTTAAAAGGCAAGTTAATGGCAGCATTGAAAATTCCAAAAGCATTCTTAGGATATGAGGAAGATGTGAATGGTAAAGCAACTCTTGCAGCACAAGATGTTAGATTTGCAAAAACAATTGAAAGAGTACAAAGAGTATTAATTTCAGAATTGACTAAAATAGCAATTATTCACTTATACGCACAAGGTATTACGGATGATAGATTAACTGACTTTACATTAGAACTTACAATACCATCAAAAATATACGAACAAGAACAAGTTGAATTATATACTTCTAAAGTGGCATTAATTCAATCAATGCAACAAACTAAAATGTTCTCTAAAGAGTGGATGTATGAAGCAGTAATGAAACTTGCAAAAGATGAACAAGATACAATGACATTACAAGTATTAGATGATACAAAACAAACATTCCGTTTAACCTCAATTGAAACACAAGGTGTAGACCCCGCAAAAGAAACAGGTACCGATGAACCAACTAATGTAGAAGAAGAATTGAATAGACTTAAATCGGAATTAGAAGAAGATGAAAATATCGGCCGTCCAAAAGACCCTGTTAGATATGGTAAAGATGACCACCCACAAGGTAGAGACCCATTGGGTATTAAAACTCTTAAACAAAAAGAAGGGTCTGTAAAATTTAAAGCAAGAGATTCATATTTAGAGATATTTAAAGATATGGACGGAAATAAAAAGACTATTTTAACAGAAGATAACACAAAATAGTAATAAACCAATAATAAAATATATTTATATCAGAATAATTGTATAATTTAATGAAAAAAATAAAACATTCAAAGTTTAAAAATACGGGATTCTTATTTGAATTATTAGTGAGACAAATTACCTCAGAGGTTATGTCATCTAGTAAGTCGGTGGCCGAAAAGCTTTTAAAAGAACACTTTAATTCTAAACAAGAATTATCAAAAGAATTGAAATTATATCAATATCTTATTAATGAAAAATATAATTCAGAATCAAAGGCTGAACAATTCATCAATACAATATTGGAAGCTCGTAAAAAAATAGACGAGAAAAAACTTACAAAGGAAAAATACAATCTTATAAAAGAAATTAAAGAAACTTATGATTTAGATGAGTTTATTAAATCTCCAATTTCCAATTATAAAACACTAGCATCTATTTATAAAATATTTGAAACAGTTGTAACCGATACACAATACGAACCAACCGACATAGTATCAGCAAGATTTACAATTGCAGAAAATATTATAAATTCTTCTATTCAAAATAAAGATGTAAAACTTAAAGATGCAGTTTTAGAAGAATACAGAAAACAAGATGATGATTTAAGAGCAGTTTCTTATAAACTATTGGTTGAATCATTTAATAACAAATATAGTAATCTTACAAATGACCAAAAAGGTTTATTAAGAGAATATATTAATAATATCAATAATACTGGTAAATTAAGTGAATACGTTTCAAATGAGATAACCAAATTAGTAGAAGGGTTGAAAGAAGTTGGTTCTAAAATTTCTGACAAAGTTACAAAAATCAAATTAGCAGAAACAATTGCAAATGTTAGAAAAATTAAATCTGTTAAAAAGATTAAAGAACAACATTTATCAGCAATGATGATGACATACGAATTATTAAAAGAATTAAAAGAATCAATTAAAAAATAAAAAATGGTAAATTATAGAATATTTAACGCAAAAGAATTTGTAGCAGCAGGAGCTGGTACATCTGGTTCTTTAGAAAGTGCATGGGGTGTAATGAGAGGTTCGGCAGTTTGTTCGGGTTCAGTAACATTGGAAGGATTTGTAACTCCATCGGGTTCAACACCGGTTAGTACACGTTCTACATTGAAATTAGAATCATTAGCACAGGGTGAACCAATTCCTTGTTATGTTAGAAGCATTACGGTAACATCTGGAACAGCATATTTATTAGCATAATAAATTTAAAAAAAATGCCAACAACACCCAAAGAGCAACAATTAAGTAAGATTAGAGAAATCGTTCGTAAAATAGTTAGAGAAAGAATGATTGACGAAATGAACACTACCGGTGGTGTGGAGGGATATAATACACCTTTTGCATTTAGTGGTAAAGGTGGTGAAAAGAAAAAAGCAAAAAGACAAGCAGACCTTACAGGATACACACCAGTTAATGAAAATAGATGGTTGGCATTGAAACAAGATGAATCAACTGCACAGGCTAAAATTGGTAGAGGTATATCTAATATCAATAAACAATTAAAAGAAATGGAAAGATTTCTTAATTGGTATGGTAAGATTAAGAACGAAAGTGGTGTAGATAATAAATCTTACTGGAAAAGGACAAATAGTCATATTTATAGTATACAAGAGAGATTATTAAAACTAGACCAAAAAATTAGACAAATATCAGAATAATGAAACATACAGAATTAAAAGAACTTATCCGTCAGGTAGTAAAAGAAGAAAGTGATTACCAACAATTATTCAAACATATGTTGGATAGAACGGGTAAATCTATTCCTGATATGACAGATGCAGAAAAAGTTAAATTTTTTACTGCAGTAGATAAAGCTAGCAAAGCAAAATCAGAAGGTAAATTAACAGGATACAACGAAGCTGAATTATCTGCAGGTCAAAAGAAAATTGATGTTGATGGTGATGGTGAAATTGAAGGAAGTGATTTAGCTACGTTAAGAAATAAGAACGAAGTTATTCAAAAAAAAAAGTAAATGAATCTTTGGCCGTTGATATAATGGTCACATTGGGTGCATTTATTATTGGTAAGATTGTTTTTTATTATATGTGGGATTTGGTTGATAAAGGAATGAAATACTTTACTGCTAAACCAGATTATAAAAAACCGGTAACAAACATATTGGATACATTATCAAATAACAAAAGTTTTATAAATGATGTAACCAAATTGATTGACCAAAAAAAGGGAATTGATAGTTCAACGGCTGATAAAATAGTTAAATTACCATATGCACAAACACAAATAATAAAAGTGATTGATGATGCAAATGGTGAATTGGATAAAACAGAAATAGAAAACCAATTAAAAACTATATTTTTCAAATCTTGGTCAGATAAATCAATTACTGATAAAGCAATAGAAAAAGTTAAAAAGGATATAAAATAACATGAATAAAGGATTATTAATAGAAACACATTTGTTCGAAGCAAAACTTCAACAAGAAGAAAATGGAACTTATTTAGTTAAGGGCATTTTGCAAAGAGCAGGTGCACCTAATCAAAATAATAGAAGATATCCAAAAGAAATTTTAGAGAGAGAGTGTCAAAAATACCAACAACTTATTAAAGAAAGAAGAGCTTTAGGTGAATTAGACCATCCTGAATCTCCTGTTATTAATTTAAAGAATGTATCACATAACATTAGAGAAATCTATTGGGAAGGTGATGATGTATGTGGAGTAGTAGAAATACTTTCAACACCATCAGGCAACATCTTAAAAGAATTATTAAAGAACAACATTCGTTTAGGTATTTCATCTAGAGGATTGGGTTCAGTAAAAGAATTAAGAGATGGTACTGTAATGGTAGCAGAAGATTTTGAATTAGTAGGTTGGGATTTTGTATCTAACCCATCAACACATGGAGCATTTATGGCACCTTTACAGGAGTCAAAACAATGGGCAAAGATAGCAGAAGAATGTGGTAAGTGGTGTCGTTCACAAGATTTAATGAGAGAAATTATAATAGAACTTAATTAATAATAAAATGGCAAAGTTAATAAACTTAATACCTGGTAGAGAATTGAGAAAGGAGTCCATAGAAGATATGGATACAAATTTACCTGCACAGATGGAAAAATTTTTGGATAGAACTATTAATATTATTAAAAGTTATAATTTACCAAGAAAAAAAGAACAATTAGTAATAGCAAAAATAATTGACTCATTGGGAATGGATAAACAACAATTGATGCAAGCAATTAGTAAAATTAAGAAAAACGATATTTTAAAGAAATAGTATATGATAAAGTTAAAAGATATATTAAAAGAAACCGAAGAGTTTCAACAACTTCCAACCGAATTGAAAAAGCATTTCTTAGAAATCATTTCAACATATAATCAGCATAGAGAAGGAATGAGTAGAAAATCCGATATTATGCAAATAGCAGAAACATTGGGTGGAATTGCAGATGCTGCACAAGAATATACTTTAAGAGAAGGTGGTGATTGGTTTGATAGAGTTACTATTAAAAGAAATATGAGTGAGTTAAAGAAATTACAAACCGGATTCGAAAAAGAAGCAGTAGAAGCTCAATCTCAACAACAAAGATTAGAAGCACTTTACGAAGATATGGGACATGTATTAGGTAGATACTTTGAAATAGCAGATTTATCGGAAGAAGTGATGAAACAGAGATTGGGAATTAGAGAAAACAAAAAGAAATAATGGAACAATTAGCTTCATTATTATTACACAGTAGAACACAAGCACATTCATTCCATTTAGGAGTTAAAGGTGTTGGTGCATTTTCTGCACATTCTGCACTACAATTATACTATCTTAATGTTGCAGGTTTAGTAGATGGATTAGTTGAAGCATATCAAGGACAATACGGGTTGATTAAATTGCAACCGGTAAGTGGTTTAGATACAAATAATGATATCAAAAATGTAATTGCATATTTTGATAAATTGATTGCAGTAGTTGCAAAATTAAGAAAAGACGAAAAATTACAAATGAGTTGGTTACAAAACGATATAGATACGATTGTAACTTTACTATACTCAACAAAATACAAGTTGACAAATTTACAATAGAAGAATGTTAGTAGTAAGTGTTAGGGGCGGAAATATAGAGTGGGCAATAAAAGATTACAAAAAGAGAATTCAGTCCATAAAACAAATAGAAGAACTTAGAGAAAGGAAGAACTTTATTAAACCTTCTAAAAGAAAGAGGTTACAAAAAGAAGAAACTATAAGAAAAAACAAACTATTTTAATAGTTTTCTTTAGTTTTCTAAAAAATTTACATATATATTATCAAATATCTTATTTTTTATTATAAGATTACAAGACAGAGTTGATTAATGAATACCCTTCTCATAAGGTGTGACCGAACAATCAACATAATTACATTGGAGTTCCCTACAAGAATAACTTCACAAACAAATTTAAGGAAAAAACAAGATGGCAAATTCAAAATTATTGAAAGAAGCAA